ACGCTAAAATGCGTAAGTTTGAACAGCCAGACGAAATGGGCGCCTATGACCGGTGGGAAATGAAGCTTAGTAAAGGCGTAGCCCCAATGATTAAGGAGTGGGCAGACATGGTTCTCTTTGCCAACTATAAGACGATGGTCATTAATGTGGATGGACAAGGAACACAAAAGGGAAAAAACAAGGTTCAGGGCGGCAAGCGAGTTATGTACACAACACACCATTCTTGCTGGGATGCTAAGAACCGGTATGGACTGCCAGATGAAATTCCATTTGAATATGCTGCCATTGTCCAGATCATGGAAGCGCCTACGACCGGACATGTAAAACAGGAAGAGTCAAAGGAGACACCAAAACAAGAGGAAGTACAGACCTCTATGTTTACGGGGCCGGAGCAGACGACCAGTAAAAGCAGCGAGGAGCCTACAAAAGAAACGCAAGCAGCGCCACCTGTGGATACTAAGCAGGAATCTGTAGCAGATTTTCGGCCAATTGGTGTCAATGAACGGATACCGAAGAAACTTCGGGATCTGATGCTGGCCAATGATGTGTGTGAGTGGGACATCCAGAACGTAGTCGCCGCCCGGGGATACTTCCCGGCCGACATGGAAGTGTACGATTATCCGGGAGACTTTGTAAACGGTGTACTGGTAGGGGCCTGGGACAAGGTATATACCATGGTTAAGGAAATGAAAGAAAAGGAATCAATACCATTTAAATAATAGGAGGACATAAGATTATGAATGAAGAATTAGGAAAAGAGTTAGGATGGGACGATCAAATCGAGAACGAGGGAACGGATTATGAGCCGCTCCCTGATGGAACATATGAGTTTACGGTTGAATCGATGGAGCGCGGCAGGTTCCCCGGCAGCGATAAGATGGTTGCCTGCAATAAAGCAGGATTGAAGCTGCGGGTAAAGGATGAGAAAGGAAATGACCGGTACATATTTGAAGATCTGATGCTCAATTCAAAGACGGAATGGAAGCTTAGCCAGTTTTTTATATGCATTGGCCAAAAGAAGTCAGGCGAACCGTTAAAACCTAACTGGAGCGCCGTTCCGGGATCAACCGGCAAAATGGAAATCTACATTAATGAATATACAAATAAAGCAGGAAAGAAGATGAAAAACAATAAGGTGGATAAATTCCTTCCGCCGGAACCGAAGACGTACCAAGCGGGGAAATTCTAATGGAATTGAGATCATATCAGAAAGAAGCCAAGAGCGCCATTTTTGAACAATGGAGCAATGGAAAAAAGAAAACACTTCTGGTACTGCCAACTGGATGCGGTAAAACGATTGTGTTTGCAAAGGTAACCGAGGATTGTGTCCGAAAAGGAAAGCGAGTGCTGATCCTGGCACATCGGGGCGAATTACTTGACCAGGCCGCGGACAAAATCGCAAAGGCTACGGGCCTGCACTGTGCAGTCGAAAAGGCAGAGGAAACCTGTCTGGGGAGTTGGTTCCGTATTACGGTGGGATCCGTTCAGACGCTTATGCGGGAGAAAAGGTTGAAACAATTTTCTCCCAATCACTTTCAGACCATCATAGTGGATGAAGCCCATCATTGCCTTTCTGATAGTTACCAGAACGTCCTGAATTATTTCACCGAAGCAGAAGTATTGGGAGTAACTGCGACACCCGACCGTGGCGACATGAAGAACCTGGGAACGTATTTCGAAAGTCTGGCTTATGAATATACGCTGCCAAAAGCTATTAAGGAAGGTTTCCTGAGTCCGATCAAGGCGCTGACGATTCCACTAAGACTGGATCTGACAGGAGTGTCTCAACAAGCCGGTGACTTTAAGGTCGCAGATCTGGGAACGGCACTGGATCCATATTTATATCAGATCGCAGATGTAATGATGAAACATTGCCAAGATCGGAAAACGGTAGTATTCCTTCCACTTATCAAAACCAGCCAGAAGTTCTGTGAGATTTTGAATGAAAAAGGTTTTAAGGCCGCCGAAGTGAATGGCGAGAGCAGGGACCGGGCTGAAATTCTGGCAGCATTTGACCGGGGCGACTTCAATGTCCTGTGTAATTCCATGCTACTTACAGAGGGCTGGGACTGCCCGTCTGTTGATTGCATTGTGGTACTTAGGCCGACAAAGATACGCTCTTTGTATTGTCAGATGGTTGGGCGCGGTACCCGGCTGCATCCCGGTAAAGACCATTTACTTCTTTTAGATTTTCTCTGGCACACGGAACGTCATGAGCTTTGTCATCCGGCATCTTTGATCTGTGAAAATGAAGAAGTAGCTAAAAAAATGACCGAGAATTTGGAGGCGGCTGCCGGCTGTCCCATTGATATTGAAGAGGCAGAGCAGAAAGCTTCTGAGGATGTAGTGGCACAGAGAGAAGAGGCACTGGCTAAACAACTTCGGGAAATGAAAAACAGAAAAAGCAAACTGGTGGATCCACTACAATTTGAAATGAGTATCCAGGCAGAGGATTTATCCGGCTATGTGCCAGCATTTGGATGGGAAATGTCACCGCCTACCGACAATCAAAAGAAGTCACTGGAGAAATTAGGAATTTGCCCGGACGAAATAGATAATGCCGGTAAAGCAAATATGATCCTCAACAGACTGGACAAGCGCAGAACCGAAGGGCTTACGACTCCAAAACAGATCCGCTTCTTGGAAAGCCGTGGGTTCCAGCATGTGGGTAATTGGAATTTTGAATCGGCCAAAAACATGATTGACCGCATCGCCGCCAATGGGTGGCATATACCAAACGGGGTTATCCCGAGTGAATACAAAGGAGCTTAATGTATGGACAGAAACCAGTATGACCTGTTAGAGGTATTGAACTACATAGACCCGTGCGAGCTCACCTATCAGGAATGGGTCAATGTCGGCATGGCGCTTAAACATGAGGGATATTCGGCCTCTGAATGGGATGCTTGGAGTCAGGGAGACCGCCGGTATCATGCTGGTGAATGTGCCAGAAAATGGAATGGCTTTTCGGGTTCGGGAACTCCAGTTACCGGCGGCACGATTGTACAGATGGCACGTGATTTGGGCTGGACACCGCCTTACGACCAGGGGGCTGCTATGGGGTGGGATGATACTATAGCAGCCGAGGCAATCATTGATAGCAACTGGGTAGAAGGTAGGGAAATAGAAGAGCCGGTCAGATGGTATCCAGAACGGGAGTTGATTCAATATCTTGAAATTCTATTTGATTCCACCGAAAATGTCGGCTATGTGACCCAGAGTTTTGAAAAAGATGGGAAGCACATGCCTACAAAAGGGTGCTGCGATCGTACTGCCGGACAACTGATTGAGCAGTTATCTGCTTGTGATGGAGACATTGGGAAGGTTCTTGGAGATTACAATCCGGAAATAGGTGCCTGGATCCGGTTCAACCCGCTGGATGGTTTGGGGATTAAAAATGACAATGTAACAGATTTTCGCTATGCCTTGGTTGAATCGGATTCCATGGAAATAGAGAAGCAGAATGCCATACTCCGGGAGCTGGAGCTTCCCATTGCCTGCTTGGTGCATTCCGGAAAGAAGAGCCTGCACGCAATTGTCCGAGTCGATGCAGCGGACTGGATGGAATATCGGAAACGAGTTGATTATCTATATGATATATGTAAGAAAAATGGATTAGCCGTCGATCAGCAGAACCGGAATCCCTCTAGGCTCTCCAGGATGCCCGGAGTCATGCGTGCCGGCCAGAAGCAGTTTCTGGTCGATACTAACATAGGAAAAGAAAGCTGGGCGGAATGGAAGGAATGGTTTGAGAGTATTACGGATGACCTGCCGGATCCGGAAAGCCTTGAGGATGTCTGGGATAATCTACCGGAGCTTGCGCCGACCTTAATTGACGGAATTCTGCGGCAGGGACACAAGATGCTGATTGCCGGACCATCGAAAGCAGGCAAGTCTTTCCTCCAGATAGAAATGTGCATTGCTATAGCAGAGGGTAAGAAGTGGATCAACTGGCAATGCAGCCAGGGGAAAGTATTATATGTGAACCTTGAACTTGACAGGGCCAGCTGTCTGCATCGTTTCAAGGATGTGTATACCGCCCTGGGATGGCAGCCGGAGAACTTAAAGAACATTGATATCTGGAACTTAAGAGGCAAGTCCCGGCCAATGGATAAACTGGCGCCAATGCTAATCAGAAGAGCGGCCAAGCGAAACTACATAGCCATCGTGATCGACCCGATTTATAAGGTCATCACCGGCGATGAAAATAGCGCAGATCAGATGGCCAACTTCTGTAATCAGTTTGACAAGGTATGCACGGAGCTGGGAGTGGCAGTGATCTACTGTCATCACCACAGCAAGGGCAGCCAGGGCAATAAAAAAAGTATGGACCGTGCTTCTGGTTCCGGAGTATTTGCCCGGGATCCTGATGCCCTCCTGGACCTTATCGAACTTGAGACAACCGATGAGTTAATGGATCAGGAAGAAAATAAGGCAGTATGTGCCGCCTGCAAGCAATACCTTGATGCACATTTCAAATGGGAAGACGACCTGTCTCAGGACGATTTATGCAGCAGCAGCCGGATGCAGAGCTATTGCGAGAACAAGCTTGACAAATGGCAATGGGCAGCCCTGCAACGCAATATTGAGGCAGCCAAGGACCGGATCAAGGCAGTGACGGCCTGGCGGATTGAAGGGACGTTGCGGGAGTTTCCAAAATTTCAACCAGCGAACCTGTGGTTCAATTATCCGGTACATACGGTGGATCAGAGTGGATCCCTGGGCGATATTCAGCCAGAGGAAAACAAACCGCTCTGGCAAAAAGCAACTGAAAAACGAAAGAAAAATGCAAAGTCGGCCAGAGAAAAAATAAACTCATCCCTGGAAATTGCCTATGCTTCCCTATTAATTGAAGGGGAGGTTACTATTAAAGGATTAGCCGAATATTGGAACGGAATGACCGAAAAAGGGGTCAAAGATCGAATTAATAAAAGTGATTCCTTCTATTATGATAACGGAATCGTCTATCAGAAAGAAGAAAACGAAAGTGGAAACGAACGGAAATGACCTTGGTAACTTCCAGGTGGAAGTACTGGAAATAACCTTGATCATTTCCAGCGGAGTAGATGGAAATGATCTTGATAATTTCCATTTCCGGCTAGATGGAAATGGATGGAAATGACCTTGGTCGCTGGGGTGGAAATGAGGGGGTGGAAATGACCACTACCCTAAAGGGTATATATTTCCGTTTCCCCCTGCGGTGTCATTGCGGAGGAAAGTAGTCGTGCGGAAGCTGACGCACGACGACTCCTTCCCCGCTTCACAATGACTTAAAAGATAATTTCCAAACAATTTCAAACTTTAAAGTAGTAAAGTGATGAAAGACGAGAGAGAGGAATAAAATCATGGTGACTGATTTTTTCATGGCAATGATTCCGCCGACTATGACGCATCAGGAGAAGCAGGTCAGGGTTGTGAATGGGAAACCGGTATTCTATGAACCGCAGGAGTTGAAGGCGGTACGCGAGAAGCTGCGGGCGCATCTGGGTCGGCATGTTCCGGAAGAGAAATTCACCGGACCGGTACGGCTGACTACCTGGTGGTGCTTCCCCGTGACGGGAAATCACTGCAACGGCGAATATAAAATCAGCAGGCCCGACACTGACAACATGGTCAAAATGCTCAAGGATGTGATGACAGAGCTGCACTTCTGGAAGGATGATGCCCAGGTTGCCAGTGAGGTGATTGAAAAGTACTGGGCGGAACTGCCGGGGATTTATGTGAGGGTGGAGAGCCTATGACAAATGAGCAGGTGTCAAATGGATTTGCAGAAGTGTACAACGAGTTCTGGTGTCAGTATAAGGACCGGCAGCCCAAGGAGGGCTCACCCGAATGGGAACGGATGCATACCTGGGCGGTCGTGCTAAAGAAGAAGTATCCACTGATGGAGGAAGCGATCAGCCGGATGACATCCGAAATTATTGAGCGGGCCAGGGGCCGGGGAAGGATTTCCGGCGATTACCACAGGCCGCCAACATAGAAAGGAGATAGGAACATGAAATACAACGAGCAAGTTTTTCGCGACATGCCAAGCAGCGAAAAACTGGAAATAATTAACAATGAATTAAATTTAGCAACACATAACGCAACCACGAAGGCCGATCTGCTGATGTTGTTGGGGTGGCTACTCCACGAATACATTTTCGAATACATTTTTGACAAGTGGCGGACAAAAGAAAAATGGATTCCTGTGTCAGAGCGGCTGCCGGAAAATGAAAAAGAGGTTGAGGTTAGCATCGAACGCCGCTTGGAGAATGGCACGCGGAGATTTACGTGTAGAGCCATTTACGAAGACGGGAACATTTGGTCGGAAAGCAGTCTGTATCATTGGGAGGATTTAGACGATTATGACGAAGAATGCGGAGACGGGAAGGTTCCGCAAGGATGGTACGAAGCTGCTACTTACGCGGAGGAATTTGTGGCGATAGGCGATTTTGTTGTAGCATGGCGGCCGCTGCCGGAGCCGTATGTGGCAGAAGATAACCAGCAAAAGAAATGTCCGTTTTTGGGATTTGACGGGCATGCGATATGTTTCAGTGAAGGTGGATGCCCACAGGAATATTTGGCTGGTTGCCCGGTATATGTTCCGACTGATTGACCAGAAAAGGAGGTGCAGAAATGAGACAATACTGCCGGTACTGTTCCTACCTTGTGACGGAGAACGGTATCTACTGTAACGAAAAGAAAAAGACAATGAGCGAGGCAAGCGCGAAGTCAGTCAATCACTGTAAATCATTCGATCTCAATCCGATGGATGCGTTTGATTTGGACAAGGTGTATAAGCCGCGGGAAGTGAAGCAGCGGCAGTGTGATGGGTGTGATGGGCAAATTGAAATGTTCGGGTGAATTATAATTATCCGGCGGTAGTCGGGGAAGGAGGAATATGGAGGAATTAATAAAAAACATAAAGGAAATGGGATTAGATTGGTTCATTGCATCACTTCAATCTTGGGACCTCGAAACAGAAATAGACATAAATGAGGTAATTGACGATTTGAACGAATATTTAACTGATGAAAGAAGTTATGCGCCAAATTAATTTTAGATTGATCAGAAAGGCGGTGAGGATATCAAGATAGGATTGATAGACGTGGACGGTCATAATTTTCCTAATTTGCCCTTAATGAAGTTATCAGCATGGCATAAGCAGCAAGGGGACAGGGTTGAGTGGTACGATCCGATGTTTTCTAATCATTGTGACCGGGTGTATATGAGCAAGGTGTTTTCTTTCTCGCCAGACTATGACGATTGTATTGATGCCAATGAGGTCATCCGGCGTGGTAGTGGTTATTGTATTGACCTGGTTGACGGCAAAGAGGTTTACCGGTCAGACCGTGATACTTTGCTGCCGGAAGAGATTGAACACATCTATCCGGATTACAGCATATACCCAGACTTGACCAAGGACACGGCGTTCGGATTTCTAACCCGCGGATGCCCACGGGGGTGCAGCTTCTGCCACGTTGCCGCCAAAGAGGGCCGGTGTAGTATCAAGGTTGCTGATCTACGGGCGTTCTGGGACGGACAGGGGCATGTAACACTATGCGACCCTAACATATTAGCTTGTCGGGATCGGGACGACCTATTAGGGCAGCTGGTGGAGTCAAGGGCGATTATAGATTTCACCCAGGGCATTGACGTCAGACTTGCAATGCCGGAGCGCATAGAAATGCTTAACCGGATGCGAATCAAGCGGATACATATGGCATGGGATCAGCCCGATCAGGACTTGACAGAGGAATTCAAACGGTTTTCGGAGTGTTACAGCCGGAAGTCGGAAAGCGGTAAAGTTGTCTATGTGCTGACAAATTATAACAGCACGATAGAGCAGGATTTACACCGGATATACACCTTGCGTGATCTCAAATATGATCCCTACGTGATGTTATACGACAAGGAGCATGCTGATCAGCAACATAAGGATTTGCAGCGATGGGTTAACAATCGAATGATCTGGCGAAAGTGCCGGAAATTTGAGGATTATGCAAAATAACAAATAAAGAAAAGGGGAAAAGAGGTTTGCTGGCCAGCATGAAAGAGTACTCTTTACTCCCGAAGAAAGAATGAGAATATATATGGGCGGAAGCCCTTGCACACACTGGTCAATAGCACAGACCAAAAACAGAGAAACAGAAGCCACAGGGTTAGGATGGGAATTATTTTTGAATTACGTGATAGGGCTTAAAAAATACAAACCAGATTATTTTTTATACGAAAACAACAAGTCAATGTCACCTGCGATCAGGGAGCAGATCACGAAAGAGTTAGGTGTGGAACCAATATTGATCAATTCCTCCTTAGTATCGGCACAGAATCGCGCTAGGCTATACTGGACAAATATCCCCGGAGTAACACAGCCGGAAGACAGAGGGATTATTTTAAAAGATATTTTGGAGACAGGCATGGCTTGGAGAGAAAAAAGTTATACGTTGGATGCGAATTACTTTAGAACTGCCGGCACTTATAATCCTAAAAAGCAGCATTCGTATTCCCGGCACATGGTGGCAGAGCCTATCCGCATGGCAACTATCGAAAGCAAGGCAAAAAATGCAGATTTTGACAGTCAACAATATAGGGTATATTCGGCAGAAGGGAAGTCTGTCACACTTTGCGGAAATGGCGGCGGCATTGGTGCTAAGACTGGATTGTATGCGGCACCATGTGAGTTGGAGGATTTAGTTCCCTACGTGCAAAGAAAGATACCGGAAATAGTGAATAAGTACGGATATCTACCGGAAAGATTTAACCCATATAACACATCAGAAATAAAAGACAAAACACCCACCCTTACAGCAAATATGGGGAGGCAGACATCATCAGCAACGGTTTTTAGCGTTATGGTATCAGACGGGACGCAAAAAATAGTTTACGAGGTTAATGGTGGTCAAATAACAATTAATGGCGAACAGTATCCGATAAAACTGCCAGATGGATATTACATAATCCGCAAATTAACGGTAAAAGAATGTATGAGACTACAGACTGTGCCAGAAACATATGTTTTTCCCGTCAGTAACTCACAGGCTTACAAAATGCTTGGTAACGGGTGGACGGTTGATGTTATAGCTCATATTCTTTCCTTTATTCCCGGAATTGAAACGGAAACAGTAGACGTGTTGTCAATGTACGACGGTATGAGTTGTGGACACATTGCGCTGAATAAAGTGGGAGCAAACATTAGAAATTATTACGCCACAGAAATCGACAAGTATGCTATTCAGGCCACGATGACTAATTTTTCAGACACGATACAGTTGGGAGATGCATACCAAATCAGGGACGCGGAATGGACGATAGCGCAGAAAGCAGGTGAATCATGAAACGGATATTAGACGCATGTTGTGGCAGCCGAATGTTTTGGTTTGACAAAAATAATCCTAATGTGGAATTTTGCGACATACGCACAGTGCCATACCACGAATATTATCAGGGGCGCTATATGGAGGTTAAACCAGATATAGTATGTGATTTTACCGAACTTCCATTTGCTGACAAATCATTTAAGTTGGTTGTATTTGACCCGCCACACTTGACATGGGCGGGAAAGACATCATGGACGGCGTTAAAATACGGACGGTTAGAAGATAACTGGCCGCAGATGATACATGATGGTTTTCACGAGTGTATGAGGGTTTTGGATGACTATGGCACATTGATCTTTAAGTGGTCGGAGGTTCAAATCCCACTAAAGAAAGTGCTTAATGCAATCGAAGCAGAGCCTCTTTTCGGACATCGAAGCGGAAAGAATATGAATACGCACTGGATGGCGTTTTTGAAATTTCCTCCAGAGGATTAACACAAATGAGGCGGGGGTGAGAAAAAAATGTACTCACACGAAATACAAGCACTGCTTGACCGCAACAACCACACCATTAGCTCTGATGTGTACCGCGACATCGTGATCAGTTCCAGCCAGATCGACCACGTGCGGTATGATCCTTATCAGGAGTTCTTCCAAGCGTGGACGGACGACGGGCATTACTGGAAGTTTAGGGTGGTGCCGGCGGGGAAGATTGCGTAAGCGAGGATTGACTAAATTGAAGTTTAATGGGGGAAAAGACATGGCAAAGAGAATTATATTAGATGTGGCAATAATATGTATTTTAATGGCGATAATAACTGCAATATTAGGTATGACGGATTTTGCTTTATTTTTAGTAACGCTTCCTATTGCTGTGTTTGCTTCTTGTATGCATATAAAATTTTTAATATGGATTATAACTAGAATTCCAGGAAGGACTAAACGTTAATTAAATTAAGATTTGAGAGAGGGAAGGTGTGGTATGCGATATACATGGGAATACAGTGACAATGCAGATTTGTGGCAACATGATGTATTTGAAAATATAGAGGACTGTATCAAAGATGCAAAGGAGAATTATGATGTGTCTCCTGGCAATATTATTTTTATCGGAGAAATAGCACATTTTGAAATCACGGTCAATGCAGGCACTGTACTTGATCTGGTCGAAGATGATGCGCAAGAGGCTTGCGGAGAGGTTGCCAGTGATTGGTATACATATGATTATAAAAATGACAAAGCAGCCCTTAATGAGTTGTCCGACCAACTTACGGAATGTGTTAAGAATTGGTTGGAAGAACAAAATAATATGCCAACCTTTTATCATGTGACGCAAGTAAAGAAATATGAAGTATATTAATTTTTGACGGAGGTGAAGACAATGGACAGGTACACAGCGATAGATAAGGAATATATAACCTACCAGGAAGCCAAAGAAAACGGCTGGAATGAATACGCCTGCCGCGAAGAAGAATTGAAGCGGCGGTTAAAGCTTTACGAGGATACCGGACTGGAGCCGGAAGAGGTGGCGCGGCAGACAGAAGCGCTTAAGCTGATAACGGGCATTGTGAAAAAGATATGATTAAGGTGATAGTCAGTTAAATAGTTGATTTTGAATTATAATCATCACAAATCAAGCAGATTCCATCCCTTCAACGACTGCTTTGAAAAATAGCTGTTTTGCACACTGTCAGTAAACAAGGC